GTGCACCCACTCACGAACCCTGGCCCTATCACAACACCGGAGTGGCAGTATAGGTAGCATTGGAACCTGGACAACCTGCCACTCCTCCTAACACTCCGGATCTTCCGCCCGGGGTCACAATCACAGCTGGACCCACGGTAGCATAACATGGCCAAGTTTACATTTCTTTCTGTGACCGGCCAGTTTTTCTATGTGGATGCACCAGATGGAACCACAGTGGCACAGGCTCAGTTCATTGCTGATCAGCAGTTTGCAGCTGGTGCGCTGGCAGGCCTGCGTCCAGGAGATGCTATCTCAGCTCCGGGTTACGATGTGGTGAAATTTGCCCAGAGTCGACTGGATCGAGGCACAGCTGGTGTGGGCGACACACCCTTAGTGGCCATCAACAGTGGTGCCACTATCACTGCCCTGCCTAGGTTGAACAATGTGCCTGTGCAAAATGCCATCACTGCCAGTGACTATGTGGCACAAACACCTGTGACACAATCTGTGGGTCCTCTTTCCCCGGCACAGGTTCAAGGTTTGTTGGCTGCAGCAGCTCGTGCAGCTGATCAAGCTGCTGATGTCATGACCGAACAAGGTATTGGCAAATACAAGCTCACTGCACCGCAACTGGAGGAAATGGGATACCTCAAGCCTGGCACCAGCTGCAGATATCTTGATCTCTGCAACGATGACGACTATCAACCACCTGTGAGAGGAACCTGACCATGGCCAGTTTGTTTGAAAGTGTGATGAAAAGTTCCAACGTGTGGACCGGCAAAGACGGTGTCAAGGGTGTGCAAGATATCCTAGGCAACAGTCAACTACAGGACAAGATACAAACAGACTTGATCAAAACCAATTACAACAAACTGGTAGATTCGGGTGCTATTCAGCAAGGCGCTGAACCTGTAAAAAGTTTGGTGGGCAAGGTAATGTCTGACACTGGATTCAGCAAAGTCACCAGCAACCCCTTGGGTTCATTGGATGGATTAAAAGATTCCTTGTCGGGCAATGGAAAATCTCTTGGGGACACCTTGGGTGGTATCAAAAATTCACTGGGCGGAACCTTGAGCAGTTTCAAGTCGGCCTTGAGTGGTGCCGGTGTTGATGTGGCCACAGGCCGTGTGGCTGCTATAGATGCGCAAGCTCCGGCAATCACAACCAAGATAGACGGTATCATTGGTGGACTGGATGTGGAAAACAAAATTTCTGGAATCAAAGGATCATTGGGCAGCACATTGTCTGGATTGGTGTCATCTGGCAAGTCCATGGCATCGGGGTTTGGCTCATCACTCACTGCCGCTGGTGTTGATGTCAAAACTGGATCTGTGCCTGCCATTAATGCTGCATTTGCTTCGGGTGGTGCGTCAGGTGGTGTAGGCGCATTGGCCAACTTGATAGGTATCAAGGGCGGAGTACCAGCGTCGTTTGCCAGCAAGATAGATGCCATCAAGGCCGAAGTTGAAAGTGATACCAGCCAACCTAAAAAAATCAATCAGTTCAAATTGGCCAAACTCTTGGATGCTCCGTTGTTGCCACAACTGGGACCCGATACCACTCTTGGAGATGTCAAAAACATGGTGACTGGAAAACTTGACAGTCTCAAGTCCAGTGGTGCTGCAGGACTTGGTGATTTTAAATCATCACTCTCGGCTGTTGGAGTTGATGTCAAAACTGGGTCTGTGCCTGCTGTTGATGCTGCATTTGCTTCGGGAGGCATATCTGGTGCCACATCAAGCCTGGGCCGAGTCATAGGATCAGTGTCTTCCAGCGGTACAGCCAAGCTAGGCGGACTCTTGGAAAATGCCAGCAAATTTGGTGCTGGCACTGCCACAGACTGGGCCAAGGGTGCATTGCCCTCGGGCAATCTAGCAGCCAGCATGAACAGCTTGGCCAGACAGGGTGAGTTTGCTGTGAATTTTCCCGAAATGAAGTTGCCATCTGCTGTGACTGGTCCTGCACCCCTGGGTGCGTTCGGCGGCACTGTAGACCGATCAACCCTGGATTCGGCCATGAGCAAGATTGTGGGCAGTGGCAAAATTGGCCTGCCTGCATTTGGCGGCGGCGGCATTGAACAATCCTTGGCCAGTGGTACCAAGGACGAAGATCTCACTTATACCGGGGATGACAACATTGCATGGGATCGTGTGAATGGTGAACGACTGCGTCGTGGCCTGCCCAGCTTGACTGAGCTGGGCTACCCTCGTCCGCCAGACCAACCACCTCGGCCCCCAGATCTAGGGTAAATACACATTATGACCACATTCATTGGATTCAACACCATAGACCAGCCCAAGAAGTTCACACTCACAGACTTTGCGCTGATCAAGCGTGACTTGCTAAACGCCTTCAACATCATACCTGGACAGTTAGTGGGCAGACCCAGCTATGGCTGTGCGCTGTGGAGCTTTTTGTTTGAGAATCAAGTACAGGCCACAGAAACTGCCATGCTGGCTGAAATACAGCGTGTAATAGCCGGTGATCCGCGACTGTATCTCAGTGATGTGCAACTGTTTCCCCAGGAAAATGGCATCTTGATACAGTTGGCTTTGAGTGTGGTGCCCAGTACTGATGCCGAACGACTCAACATATTTTTCGACCAAGAAACACGACGAGCCTCATACGTATAACTGCGCCGTTTATTTCCGCCATAAATAATTCAACACGGAATACACATGGCAAAAACCACTAGACAAACTGCAATCTTTGGGGTAGAGGATTGGAAAAGAATCTATCAAACCTACAGAGAAGCTGATTTTCAAAGCTATGATTTTGAAACTCTGCGCAAGAGTTTTGTGGATTATTTGCGCCTGTACTATCCTGAAACCTTCAACGACTATATCGAGTCGTCAGAATTTATTGCCTTGTTGGATGTGATGGCGTTCATGGGTCAAGCCCTGGCTTTTCGCACAGACCTCAACACACGCGAAAATTACCTAGACACAGCTGAACGCCGAGACTCAGTGATCAAGCTGGCCAATTTGGTCAGCTATACTCCCAAGCGCAACACTGCAGCTTCGGGCTATCTCAAGGTGTTTTCTGTGCAGACCACAGAAAATGTATTTGACTACAATGGCATCAACCTGGCCAACATCACAGTGAACTGGGCTGACCCCACCAACTTTGACTGGCAAGAACAGTTTTCTGTGATTCTCAATGCTGCCTTAGTCAACACTCAACGCATTGGTCGACCCGGCAACAGAACCACTATTCAAGGTGTGAGAACCGACGAGTATACCATAAACTTGGTGTCGGGTTACTTGCCAGTGATACCCTACAGTGCCACAGTGGACGGGATTGACATGCCGTTTGAAGCTGTGAATTCCACCATTTCGGGTCGTGACTATGTGTACGAACCATCTCCGCGTCCCAATGGAGAATTCAATGTATTGTTCCGCAACGATCAGCTGGGTTTCGCCAGTGCCAATACCGGCTACTTCTTTTACTTCAAGCAAGGCGTGCTGCAAAATCAAGACTTCAATCTAGCTGAAAGAATTTCAAATCGTTCAGTTGACATCAACATTGAAGGCGTCAACGATCAAGATCGTTGGTTGTATCAGCTGGACAACGTGGGCAACATTGTGAGCGAGTGGGAGTTTGTGGAAAGTGTTTACACAGCAGCAGTGGAACAGCTGAGTCCCAACCTGCGCAAGTTGTTTTCAGTGACCAGTCGTGTCAACGATCAAATTTCTATGAACTTTGGTGATGGTGTGTTTTCTGAAATCCCAGTGGGATTTTTCCGAGCCTATGTTCGCGCCAGCAACGGCTTGCAGTATATTATCAATCCTGAAGAAATGCAGAGCGTGGTGCTGCCCATCAGTTATGTAAGTCGCAACGGACAGCTAGAAACTCTGACTTTTACCTGTGGCATCACGGAACCAGTCAGCAATGCTTTGCCCAGAGAAACTCTGGATGCTATTAAGCAACGAGCTCCTGCACGCTACTACACACAGAACCGCATGGTCAATGGCGAAGACTACAACAACTTTCCGTTCACAGCCTACAATTCCATCGTCAAGAGCAAAGCGTTGAATCGTGCGTCTATTGGCACCAGTCGTTATCTTGATCTTGTGGACAACACTGGCAAATATTCCAGCACCAACACATTTAGTAGTGATGGTGCTCTCTATGAACAGAATGTGCTGCCTACATTTTTGTTTTCGTGGCTCACCATCAACGACATTGGCAACGTGATTGTGAATCAAGCACAACCGTTGTTGTCACAAGCGTCTGCACAGCAGTTTTACTACGCAAACTATCCTCGCCCACCACTCACAGCGCAGAGCATGACCTGGCATCTCAGCACCACCTTGGCCAATGAAACCACGGGATATTTTCAAGGCAGCACCGGTTATGCAATACCAGTGGGTTCTTTTTCTTCTACCAATGCCAGATACATCACTGTGGGATCCTTGATCAAGTTTGAACCTCCTGCTGGTTATTTCTTTGATGCCAACAACCGATTGCAAGCCGGCGTGCCCACTCGAGCTGATGAAAAATTAATAGTCTGGGCCTGCCCCCAAGCCATTTACATTGATGGTACCAATCAAGGTCGCGGTAACTTTGATAATGGCACTGGTCCCATTACACTTAACAACTACATTCCCATGGGTGCTGTGTGCACCCAAGTGATTCCAGTGTTTGTGACTGAATTTCCTACAGATTTGAGACAGAGTATGGCAGCACAGATCAATCTCTACAGAAACTTTGGTCTGGGTTACAACAATCTCACAGCCACTTGGTACTTGATTACTGCCACAAACTTGGCAGTGGATGCATCGTTTGATTTGACCAATGCTCAAAGCACCACAGGGACTGGTCAAGATGCCAGTTGGTTTTTTCAGTTCATCACTGACGGGGTCAACTACACTGTGACCAGTCGTGGACTCGACTATTATTTTGGTAGTGTGTTGCAGACAAGATTTTTCTTCTACGGTGATCAGCAGATTTTTGATAGTCGTACCGGCACCACCATCCGAGACTTTGTGCGAGTGCTCAAGGTCAACAGCCAGCCCGACAGCAACAGACCCTTGAGCAGTGATGTTACACTGAGAATCATTGACCAACCCATACAGCCTGATGGTTTTGTGGATGATTATCAAGTGGTTGTGTCCTATCAAGACACTGACAACGACGGCGTGCCTGACAATCCTGATTTTTTTGATGAAATTGTTGCTCCTGCGATTGACTCCAACACCAAGCTGGTGTTCTTTCAGCGTACTGTGGACTTTGATAACCTGGAACGCTACCTATTGGTGGAATCAGGTCGTGTCAATGCCGAGTATGCCACACTTTATGACATTGACTTGGTCAAGGGCGAGTACTTGCCAGATCAGGTGTTTTATGCCTATCAAGATCAAGTTTTTTATGTGTTGACCATTACTGTCACGGGCAGTCGAGTTCTAGTAGAAGACAATACCTATGCAGTGAAAACTGGTCGGCAGAATCTCTATTTTCAGTATCGCCACAACAGTCCACTCACCAACAGGATTGATCCTGGATCTTCCAACATCATTGATCTGTATCTAGTCACAGCTGAATATTACACAGCATACCGCAACTACGTCACAGACAGCACCGGCACTATACCTGAGCCCGAGCGTCCCACTATTGATCAGTTGACCACAGCATATAGTGGCCTACAAGATTACAAAATGATTTCTGACAACATGGTCATGAACTCTGTGGTATTCAAACCTTTGTTTGGTGCCAAGGCTGCCCCGGCCCTGAGAGCCACTATCAAAGTAATCAAGGCTGCAAATTCCACAGCCAGTGACAGCGAAGTGAGAACTGCAGTGGTAGCCAACATTGATGCATACTTTGCTATTGAAAACTGGGACTTTGGCAACACATTTTATTTCTCGGAACTGGCAGCATACCTGCACAGTCAGATCGGTAGCATAGTGAGTTCAGTGGTGCTGGTTCCATTAGATTCGGGCAAGAGCTTTGGTGACCTCTATGAAATTCGTTCGGCGCCCAATGAGATATTTGTCAATGCTGCCACAGTGAACAACATACAAGTGATTGATGCCTTGACATCTAGCAACATTCGCACTGCGCCGGGTAGTGGAGTAATATAATGGTTGATCGTGTGAGAACTGTTGATTTCCTCCCGGAGATATTTCAAACGCCTACCAACCGACAGGTACTGTCGGCCACTTTGGATCAGCTGGTTCAAGAACCCCGATTCAAAAAAACTCAGGGCTATGTGGGTCGCAGAGTGGGACCCGGAGTCAATGCTACAGATCGTTATGTGATAGAACCCACAGCTGAACGAGCTGACTATCAATTGGAACCTGGTGTGGTCATGCTGGATCCTGACAGCAATCGGATTCGAGACACCATTACCTACCCCGGTATTAGCGATGCCCTGGCTTTGCAAGGTGCTGACACTGCCAACAGCAATCGACTCTACACCAGTGACTACTACACCTGGGATCCGTTTGTTGACTTTGACAAACTGGTGAATTTCAGCCAGTACTACTGGTTGCCTGGAGGCCCAGATCCTGTGGATGTGTATGCTGGCACAGTTCCCATCGCTAACCGCTTTGTGATCACTCGTGCCAATGGTGTTTACACAGTGGAAAGCGAGATCGGCAACTATCCCGGGGACAATCCTGTTATCCCTCTCTTGAGAGGTGGCAACTACACATTTCAAGTGGCGCAAAATGCCAAGGAGACTGTGAACTTTCGTGTGGGCAACACAGGAACCTCGGCTTACCTCATTGACTATCAACCCAATCCCACACTGACTCTGGCACGTGGCAACACCTATGTGTTTGATCTAGCCATGACTGGTGGTGTGTTTCCGTTCTGGATCAAAACACAGCCCTCGCAGGGCACTGAAGATGCCTACAATTCCGGCGTGTCTAGAAATGGTTCAGTCACAGGCTCTGTAACATTCGTGGTGCCACAAGACGCACCTGACACCTTGTATTATGCCTGTCAGAATCAATTCAACATGCAGGGTGTGATCAATATTGTTGACGGTACTCCTGGTACCGGTCCCGGATTCTGGATTCAAGCAGCACCTGGTGTGTCTGGTCAGTTGCCTTGGGCACCCAATATATCCAGTCGAGATGTGCTAGGTGTCACCAACAATGGTGAAGACCTAGGTGTGGTAAATTTTGCGGTGCCCTACAACACCGCACAGAATTTTTATTATGGATTGTCTTACATTGGAAACTCAACAACACCAGTGCCAGTTGATTTTGTGACCAATTTGACATTTAATCAAATCAACAATCAGTTCCTGGCACCATTCTTGGCTGAACATGGTGGCATCGACGGAGTATCCAGTTTTGATGGCCGTACCATTGTGTTTTTGGATTCTGCCAACGGCTGGGGAGACATAACAGATCAGAATCTCCGAACCAGTGTGTGGCAAATTCGCTATCAGACTGATGAGTATGGTGCGGTTTATTTGCAATTGAACAGTGTTTTGCCAGTTGACAAATTGCAAAAATTTTCTGTGGCATACGGCACTGAGTATTCCAAGACTGAATGGTATCGTGATGCGTCGGGAGTGATTCAACAGATTCCTTTGCTCACAGCAATTCAAAATATCTTGTACTACCAAGACGGCACAGATCCCGGAATTGTGGGACAGTTGAGACTGGTCGATCCCACTGGTTCAACTACATTGTATATTGAAGAAATTGTTGGCAAGTCACAGTATACCAGTCCCAACGGAGTAAAGTTCACTAACGGTCTCAAAGTGCAGTTCCGAGGCAATGTTGTGCCCGAAAGTTATCAAAATCAACAATACTATGTGGAAGGTGTTGGCTCTGCTATTCAATTGTTACCAGTCGGCAACTATGTCACTCCTGAACCTTACACCAAGAGTTTGACTTTGCCATTTGATTCTGTGGGATTCGATGACGGCAATTTTGACGCCAGCCTTAACCAACCTGTGGTCACAGACTATCTCACGATCAATCGTGCCAGTCCAGACCTCAATGCCTGGAGTCGAAGCAATCGTTGGTTCCATACTGATGTGATCTCGGCCACAGCAGAATACAACGGTGTGGTCCCCAGTTTGGACAATGCCTATCGTGCACGCCGCCCAGTGTTGGAATTCCGCGGTGGTGTACGATTGTTTAATTCTGGAACCCAAGCCAAGCAACCCATTGACATCATTGACTTTGGTGTAACTGATGCATTTAGCACTGTCAATGGCACCACTGGGTACGGAGTTGACGGTTACCAATTCCGTTCCGGGACTCGAGTGATTTTTGCCGCAGACCAAGATCCTCAGGTGCGAAACAAAATCTATCAAGTGACTTTTATTTCGCCTGACACTGAACCTCCTGTAATCACACAACCCATTATCAATTTGGTTCCGGCTGCAGATGCCGAGGTCATGATTGACCAAACAGTGTTATGCTTAGACGGCTTGACATTGCAAGGAACTACATTTTACTTTGATGGTGTGGCCTGGATCCAAGCACAGCAAAAAAATTCCGTCAATCAAGCGCCCTTGTTTGACATCTACGACAGCACAGGTACAAGCCTAGCCAATCGTGAAAAATATTTCAGCAGCACATTCACGGGCACCAAACTTTTCAGTTACGCTGTAGGTGCTGGCACAATTGATCCTGTACTGGGGTTTCCGTTGCGTTACCTCAGTCTCAGCAACATCGGTGACATTGTGTTTGACAACAATCTCTACACCGACACCTTTGTGTATGTGAGCAACAGCGCCGGTGTTACAGAAAACATCAGCATGGGTTTTGCAAGACAATACAGCAATCGCGTTGAATTTTCTCAGTTGACAGGGTGGCAAACTGCTGTGACCAAGAGCCTGGTTCGTCAACAGTTTCAATTTGCCTATGATGGTACTCCGCTTAGACTGGATGTGCCAGTAGCTGAAAATTCCACGGTTCCTGCTGTGTTGTTGTATGTGGGTTCACAATTTCAGTCTCCTGATCGTTATACTGTGACCACTACCGCTGCCACGACCACAATCGTTTTGAATCAATTGTATGCTCCGGGTGCAGTGATAGAAGTTGCGGTATTGAGTGATCAAGTCAGTACTCGGGGATTCTATCAAGTTCCTGTGAATCTTGAAAACAATCCGTTTAATGCCAATAGTTCGGTGTTTACTTTGGGCACAGCACGCAGTCACTACGAAACCATTGGGGAAAATTTACTAGGCCTGACTGGACCCATCAACGGTGCCAACAATTCTCGAGACCTGGGCAATATCATACCGTATGGCCTGCAGATTCTGCAGCAGAGTTCGCCCATGACCTTGGCTGGCTTCTTCATGCGCGATCAAGCCTATGACATATTCAAGTCCCTGGCATTCAATGACCGTGAGTATACCAAATTCAAATCTCGCATGCTGCAGGCTGTGGTATCAGGTGAGTGGATCAATGACTCACCATCTGACATCCTGGATGCTGTAGTCACTGAGCTTGGCACCGGCAAAAACGACACAAACTCTTTTTATTGGAGTGACATGTTGCCTGCTGGTGTGAGGTCAACCACAAACAAATACACTGTTACTGCTATATCAACTGCCACATTTGACACAGTTCAAACCTATGATTTTGACACAGCCAACTACCGGGCCTTGTTGGTGTGGGTTAATGATCGCATGTTGGCCATCAACACTGAATATGTGGTAGCTGAAAATGGCCCAAGACTCACCATCCTAATCCCACTGCGTGTGGGCGATGTAGTCAGCATCAGAGAATATGCCAACACAGCCGGCAACTATGTGCCCAACACTCCCACCAAGTTGGGTCTGTATCCAGCTTGGCGTCCAAGAATTTTTGTGGATCCCAACTATGTGAATCCCACACCAGTGATTCAAGGTCATGACGGATCCGTCACAGTGGCTTTCGGCGATGTGCGAGATAGTGTGCTGCTGGAATTTGAGTTGAGAATCTACAACAACCTCAAGACTCAAAACAATCCAGTACCGCTCACCATTGCCGAAGTGTTGCCTGGCTATTTCCGCACCACTGACTATTCGGCTGCAGAAATAACTAGCATACTGTCTGAAAGTTTCTTGACCTGGGTGGGCTGGAACAAACTGGACTACTGGAGTCAAGACTATGTGGCCACGAATGCCTTTACCTACAACTACAGTGCCGCAGGTGATCGACTCAATAATCAACCCTTGCTGGGTGCATGGCGTGGTATCTACAGATATTTTTACGATACCCTGAGCCCCAACCTAACTCCTTGGGAAATGCTGGGATTCACCGAACAACCCAGCTGGTGGGAAAATCGTTATGGTCCGGCACCGTACACTTCGGACAACTTGGTGTTGTGGGACGACCTGGCCCAGGGCCTTGTGGCCGATCCGTCTGGATTCCGTGTTCGCCCCGAGTATGTTCGACCCAATCTGCAGTACTATATCCCTGTGGGCACCGAAGGAGAACTATTGCCACCGCTAGACTCTGTGGTGGGACAATACGATCCCAATGTGTGGCGCAAGAGCTGGGTGGTAGGCGATGGCGGTCCTGTAGAAGCTGCTTGGTGGACCAGTTCCTCCTACCCATTTGCTGTGATGCGTTTGTTGTCACTTACTCGTCCAGCTGAATTTTTCTCGTTGTTTACTGACCGTGATCTTTATCGTTACAACACTGAGTTTGATCAATACTTGTATAATGATAGATACCGTTTAGATGCTTCAGGTATTGAAGTGTATGGCAATGGTGTCAGCAAGGCCAGTTACATCAACTGGATTGTGGACTACAATCAACAGCTGGGCATCAACAGTACTTTGGCATTGCAAGCTCAGTTGGCCAGTCTAGATGTGAGACTGTGTTACAGAATGGCTTCTTTTTCTGATAAGCAGTACATGAAGGTGTATGCTGAACGCTCCAGTCCTGACAGTCAAAACAGCAGTTTGTTGTTGCCTGACGAAAGCTACAATCTCAGCTTGTACAAAAATGTACCGTTTGCCTATGTCAACTACAGTGCGGTGATTGTGCAGAGCACTGACACCGGCTATGCTGTGTTGGGTTACAGCACCACTGATCCTTATTTCAATATCTTTGCCAGCCGCAGCAATGGACAGTTGCAAACCATCAGCGCCGGAGGCAGCACAGTTCGAGTGCCACGACAATACTATGACAACATAGTTCAAGTTCCCTATGGATTCAACTTTGCAAATCAAACTGCTGTGGTGGATTTCTTGTTGTGTTATGGCGAGTATTTGACCTCACAAGGCTTGGCATTCAACACCAGAGAAAATGGTTATACCCTGGACTGGCAGCAAATGACCCGGGAATTTTTGTACTGGGCCAACCAAGGCTGGACCACAGGCAGTGTGATCAACCTCAACCCAGTGGCCACAAGACTGGAAGCCACTCGTGCAGGTGCTGTGATTGATAGCATACAGTTCCAGAATCCCGAGAACTTGATAATTGATCAAAACCGATTGCCAGTCAATGCCAGAGATCTTGTGATCGAACGCCTGGGCAATTTCTTCAGCATTACCAGCGCCACTTCGTCTAGCATTGCTTATATTCAGTTGAGATTCACCAATTATGAACACCTGGTGGTGTTGGACAATGTGAGTATTTTCAATGACTTGATCTACAACCCCACAACTGGCGCTAGACAAAGTCGTATCAACTTAGTGGCAGCCACTTCCACAGATTGGAATGGTACCTTGGATGCACAAGGGTTTGTGCTCAATCAAGACAATGTCAAGCCTTGGCAACCAAATCGTCGCTACGCTCGTGGGGAGATTGTGCTGTACAAAAACAACTACTGGTCAGCACAAGGTATTGTGCAGCCCAAGTTGGAATTTGACTACAATGACTGGTTCAAGAGTGACTATGCCAGAATTCAACGCGGGCTGTTGCCCAACATTGCCAACAAAGCTGATCAGTTGGCCAACAGCTATGACACACAACGAGCCAATCTCGAAAGCGACAACGATTTGCTGAGTTATGGCTTGATTGGTTTTAGACCAAGACAGTACATGACAGCCTTGAATCTTGATGATGTGAGTCAGGTAAATCTCTATCAACAATTCATTGCAGACAAAGGCACTATTCGTGCAGCAGAAATATTCACTGGCGCTGACCTTGGCAAAGAAACAGCCGAATACAACATCTATGAAAATTGGGCAGTCAAACGTGGTACCTATGGTGCCAACGCCAATCGCAGCTTCTTTGAACTGAGATTAAATGCAGCTGACTTGCAGTCTGATCCTGCTACCATTCAAGTGATCAATCCGGGTGAGTCAAGCCTGGCCAACCAAACTGTGTTCCTGAGTGATCTCTGGAGACAGAGTTTTAAAATCACATCCACAGACATCTTGCCTACCACATACACACAGGTGACTGATGTGGCGCTGCCTACAGCAGGTTATGTCAACTTCGATGACGTTGACATAACCATGTTCTCCTTGGATGATCCCACAAATTTGTCACAGAACATTGGCAACATTGGTATTGGCACAAGAATCTGGGTGGCCAAGGTCAACAACTATGACTGGGATATCTACCGTGCCAACAAAACGCCCGGCTTCATTGGTGCAATTTCGGACAACTTGAATGGTACCAGTCAGGCAATATTCACTCAAGCACATGGTCTCGAGAGCGGTGACTTGTTGGTGATCAAGTATTTTGATTCAGCGGTAAATGGTGTGTACCGTGTGTTGAGTGTGGACGACTCTGCGCCCAATGTACTGACCATTGCATACGACTTTGGTCGTTCCAAACAACAAGTCATTGAAGGACAAGGCATTGGTTTCTTCCTGCAGACCATGCGTGTGAAACAAGCCAGTGACATTGTGGCATTGCCTTATGCCACAGAATTGAGATCTGGTGCTCAAGCCTGGGTAGACAACAATGGCAACGGACACTGGCAAGTGCTGGAAAAACAACAACCGTTTACAACCGGTGCAGATCTCATAACCGGCATTGTGAGTGAAAATACCAACTTTGGTTCTGCGGTTGCACAAGCCTACAACAATGCTGGGGCACTAATCGGTGCACCTGGTTACAACAGCAGCCGCGGCGCGGTGTATGGGTATGGCGGCAATCAAGACACTGCATACACACAAACAGCCATCTTGGAACTTTCAGCTGTAGACACAGTAAACTATGGTGCCTCGGTGGAGTTTGGCCATCAAGTCTGGGCTGTGGCAGGTGCGCCCGCTAGTGCGTCAGGCATGGGTTATGCCACAGTGATCAAGTTCTCTCAAATATCCAATGCCTACGATATTACACAGTTGTTGACTGTCCCTGATGGAGATTTTTCTGTTCGTGGATTTGGAACCGCAGTTGCCGTCAGTCAAGACGAACGCTGGATGTATGTGTCGTCTCCTGGAGCCAACCGAGTGTATGCCTATGGCAGAGTAGATGTTGAAGATCAAAGTGTAACATACACCACCACTGGTGCAAAAGGCTACAACTACAGCAACAGCATCATGATTGACCAGCCCGATCAGCTGATAGTTGTTATCAATGATGTTGTCTATGCACTAGATGTGGACTACACAGTGAATCAATCCACAGGTGCAGTGGTGTTCACTATTCCACCTCAAGCACAACAACTGTTGACAATAACCAGAAGAATGGATCACAGTTTCACAGGTGACGGATCAACTGTGACATTTTCTTTCTCTCCATACTTGTACGGTATTGATGGCGTGGAATCATTTTTGTTGTCAGTGAATAGTGTGTTGCAAAGACCTGGTATTGACTATGTGGTTGATGAAGATTCACAAGTGGTGTTTAATTCTGCACCTGCAGTTGACAACAGCATCACAGCCACAGTCAACACCTATTTCAAATACATAGACACAATCAGTGTGCCCGGTCTAGATGCCGATGCTGAGTTTGGTCAGTCTCTCTCTGTCACCACAGATGGACGACAAATTGTTGTTGGTGCTCCTGGAGCCACAGTGGGTTCAGTTGAGTCAGGATCTGCCTATGTGTTTGATCGATATGTCACAAGATATCAAATAACTGATGTAGACCAAACCACCTATGCTATTCCTGCAGCGTGGCGTGCCCCGGTAGCAGTATTGTTGAACAATCGTTATCTAACCAATTCGGCCAGTTACATCGGCGGAGAGTTTTCTGTGGTGGGCAACAACATTGTGTTGTCAAGCTCGGTGAGCCTCTCTCCTGGGGATGCCTTAGATATCGAAAGCAATCAGTTCTCTTTAGTTGAAGAATTTTCGTCTCGTGTTCAATTCGACGAAGCCAATTATGGTGCAGCCGTGGACATGTGTCCCTACAACTGCAGCATCTATGTTGGCGCACCCACAGATGGTTCGGTGTTGGTGCAAGCCGGCAGCGTGGAACGCAGAGTAAATCAGTCTAGAGTATATGGTGTCACAGTTTCTCAGGTGGCCAATCCAACCCTGGTTGCTGGTGATGTTATCAGAATCAACAACTATCCCGTGGCAGTGCCAGCAGCCCCTGACACCAACATTGCCGGATTGATTAACACCATCAACAACAGTGGTATACCCAATGTAGTAGCC